CCGACCGCCGAGCGGGCCTGATCCGTCCCCCAGGGCTGGACCCAGGGCAGGCGCCCGGCTTCAAGCTCGGCGATGATGCGGTCGGTGATCTCGGAATACAGGGTGGCGCGGTCGCCCGTGGACCGCCGTGCGGATGTGCGGGACATGGCGTCTCTCCCCGACGGGCGGGCGGAAGGCCACTCCCTCCACCATCCAGACCCGTCGCGGATCCCCCACCGGCCCTCCGCCTCCAAAGGCCGGCGGTCAGCGCAGAAGGTCGCGGTAGCCGCCGCCGACCATCCGGTCGCCGGCCCGCACGAGGCGTTGCACACGCAGCCGCAGATAATCCGAGGTGCCGGCCCAGTCGTCGCGTACCCGCTCCGGGCCGAACAGGGCGGCGGCGATGTCCCGGTGGGAGGCTCCCGCCGACCGGGCATCGTGGGCACGCAGCATGTCGGCCCAGCGGAGCGCGCGCCGTTCGGGCCGGTAAAACTGATCGGGCAGTGCGCCGGCGGCGCGCAGGTGCAGGAACCGGCGCAGGGCGAGCACGCGCGGTTCGTCTTCCGGCGGCGGCCACACCGGAATGAGCAACCGGACCGGATCGCGTGACAGGCGGCTCGCCATGACCTCGATCTGCAGGCGGCGGGGGCCGTCCAGGATCAGCAGATGCAGGCGCCCGTCCGGCTGGCGCAGCATGGCGATGGGCAGGGCCAGCCGGCGCAGGTCCAGGGTCTCCGGGCCGTTGGCCTGGGCTTCGCTGGCGATGGTGGTCAGCACGATGGGCGCCTCTGCACTCGACCAGAACACCAGATCCTCGGTCTCGTCCGCGAAACAGGACACCCCAGCGGGGGTCCAGCAGCGGCGTCGGCGTCACCGCCATGCGGGGCGCCGGATGCGGCCCCGGAAGCCGGCGGAAGCGCCGGCGTCCCTGATGGGTCGATGCAACAAACTCGGGATTGCGTTTCAGCCACTGCCAGGCCCATGCGGCGCGGTCGAGGGACAGCAGGGGGTGATACGTCTTCGCGTTGCGCCAGTCGGGTGGCGGGAAGGGGCGTGGGGGAAAGCGTCTCGTCTCCGACATGGAACAGTCCTCCTTGCGATCCGGACCAGACTCCGCCCTGCCCGGCGCGCCCATGCGCGCAAGGGATCGAGTACGGCGGAGAGTCTTGGGGTGCGGCCGTTCTTGGCTGATGCGGCCCTATCGATAGTTTTCTATAGGGTCGTCAAGGATGGCTTCCACAAAACGCTGGTCTCTTGCCTCTTTCGCGGCGAAACGATACGGCACTTCAAAAAGAAACAAGTGTTTCATTCAAATATACGCAAATATATATAAAATACGAAGTCAACGCGGCTTGTCATATATCAATGGACATCGCCTTTCTTCATGCCAACATCAAAACTGGAGACGATGCCGGTTCGCAACCGGCGTCAAGGTGTGTCGGCTGTTGGCGCGCAGAGAGCCGACGAGGGAGGGGGCATCGACCACCTGTGCTTTGGAGGCGAGTGCCATGCCCGAGAGTGTGCTCATCGATCTGGAAGAAAAGCCGTCGGCCTTATGCGATAGTACGGCCGAACGTTTGGTCGGCGACGGCCTGATTGTTTGTCGGTGTCGGTTCCCACCGCAACAGGAAGCCTGGATTTCGGTTCGCCAGACCATGGTGGTGCGGCCGGCGGCGCCCGTGACCGCTCGTTGGCGCCAAGTGGAGGACGAAGCCAATAAGGCGGTTCGAATGACACGCCAAGCGCTGCATCTGATTCCTCCGGGATCAGCGATCCGGGTCGAATGGGTTGGGGGTGGCCGGGCGCTGGTGTTGGCTCTGACGGCGACGTTCCTGGACACGCATGTTGCCCCAGTGTTCGATGGCCGGGTGCCGCGCCTCGCGCCCCAGGCCATGATCCGGGATGCCGCGCTGGTCGGGATGATGACGTGCTTTGAAGCGGCGCTCGACGGGTCGGAAGCTGCTGGCGTCCGTTCGTTGGGCCTTACAGGCGCCGCCTTCGGCCTGCGACTTTTCGACGTATACGGCGAGGAGGAGGGCGGCGGCGGGTACACGACCGGCGGTCTTGGGGCATCCCGGCAGAGGCGGATCACGGCGTTCATCGACGGCAACCTGGATAGGCGGGTGTCATTGAATGAAATGGCGGGCGTCGTCGGCCTGGGGGCGTCGCATTTTCGGACTGTGTTCCGCGCGACCTTCGGCCAGTCTCCGTCCCGGTACCTGCATGAACGCCGGATCGAAAAGGCCAAGACGCTGCTGCTCGATCCGAACCGCACCATCGTCGACATCGCGCTGGAGGTCGGATACTCCAGCCACGGCCATTTCACCACCGTGTTCCGCAAGGTGACCGGGACGACGCCGTCGCGGTTCCGGCTGGACCGATTGTGATGGTGCTACGACGAGTGGGGCATAGGCCGGGGCGTCGCGGGAAAACGGTTGGTGCGAATGCAACCAATGGCCTCCGAGTCGGCCAGGTTAGTCAGAGATTGCTCAGGATATGACGCAATCGGGTCCACCGCCGCCGCCCAGAGGCATTCCGAACGGCGATGGCGACCGCCTTGCGCGGCGCGGATACGGGACGACGCCGGGGGTGTCCTCCTGGCGCCATCGGAACTGACCGTACCGGCGCCGATGCCGGACACATCGCCGACGGATTTTCCGTGACTCGCAGGGGGCTCGCCGTGGTTTCGTGATGAGCGTCCGCTCCCCCGACACGACATTTTGGGCGGAAGCGGCTCTTTGGTGCATCTTCGTGCGCAACTGTGTAAGATCTGAACTGGCGTGATCAGGTGATCGTGTGTGCCCGGGGCGACGGAGGTGAAGCGTTTAACGGTGTAACCTGAGTCGCGGGCCTATGAAGAGATTGGCAAGATCGCAGAATCACAGCGGCCGGCGCACTCGCCATTACGTCGTCCGGTACGTCCTTGAGAAATTCTTGGAAGGGCATGAGGAACGCCACCTCACGCTGAAGCTAAAAGGGGTTAAGCGCAGAGTGAACACCGAAAGGCATATTACTGGGAACTGGCCAGAGCAGGCCGGCAAAGCCGGCGCTACGGCCATCGGGATCGCGGGGGGGATTCGCCGATGAGCATCGAAACTCGCTTCGATGTCCCCTTTGTCGCGGGGCTGGCGCTGCGCGAGAAGCAGATTCAACAGAATTATCGCCCCATCATTGCTGTCCACAAATGGTTTGCTCGGCGGCCTGGCAGCCTGTTCCGTGCCCTCGCCTTGGCCGAGTTCGGTGAGGCGCCGCTTGTCGATCTCTACTTCACCGGCAACGATTTTTCTGAACGCAAGGTCGCCGACCCCTTTATGGGCGGCGGCACACCCTTGATCGAGGCAAACCGCGTCGGCTGCGACGTGACCGGTTTTGATATCAACCCAATGGCCGCTTGGATTGTCCGCGAGGAAATCGAGCACCTGGACCTTGTCGCCTACAAAGCTGCGGCCGAACGCCTGCTCGCAGAGCTGCGCCAGGAGATCGGCCACCTTTATCTGACGGACTGTCCGCACTACAGCGACACTGATGTGCCGGTGAAGTATTTCCTTTGGGTAAAAGTGCTCGATTGCGCAGCATGTGGGAAAGAGGTCGACCTCTTCCCCGGCTATCTGGTGGCTGAAGATTCCCGCCATCCCAAGAATGTCCTGGTCTGCCCCGCCTGCGGCGATCTTAACGAAGTAGACGACCGGTCTGCGCCAGGCGCCTGCCGTAGCTGCGATGCCGAGCTGCGCACCGAGGGGCCGGCTGGGCGGGGCCGGTGTGCTTGCCCACACTGCGGTCACGAGAACGAGTATCCGCGTGCCGGCGAAGGTCCACTGCGCCACCGTCCGTTCGCGATGGAGTATTATAACGCCAACCGCAAGACAGAGCACAAAGGCCGCTTTTTCAAGAAGCCGGATGCAAAGGATCTTGCGCGCGTCGCCGAAGCCGAGCGGCGGTGGCGGGAGGCAAATGCACGTTTCGTTCCCGAGCAAGAAATCTTGTCCGGTGATGAAACCGATCGGCTGCATCGCTGGGGCTACAGCCACTATCGGCAAATGTTCAGCGCCCGCCAGCTTCTCGGTCTTGAGTTGAGCTGCCGGTTCATTTCGCAGATTGAGGATGAGCGCGTGCGCCGCGCGCTTGCAACGAACCTTTCAGACCTACTGCGGTATCAAAATCTTCTGTGCCGCTATGATACGTGGGCGCTTAAGTCTCTCGACATCTTTTCCGTGCACGGTTTTCCGGTGGGTCATGTACAGTGCGAGTCCAACCTTCTCGGGATCGTCAACGGCAATGGCACCAATGTCGGCTCGGGCGGCTGGACGAACATCATCGACAAGTACGCGAAGGCCAAGCGCTATTGCGACGCGCCGTTTGAGGTGAAGCGGCAGGGGTCGCGGAACGTTCAGGTTCCGGTGAAGGGCGAATGGATCGGCGAGAAGCTCAATGGCAGCCGGCGACGCAGTATTGCGATCCACTGCGCCGATGCGACCACCGTCGAACTCGAACCGAACAGCCTTGATGCGGTCTTCACCGACCCGCCATACTTCGGCAACGTGCAATACGGCGAGCTGATGGACTTCTGCTATGTCTGGCTGCGTCGGCTCGCTGGCGATGAGTCCGAAGGTTTCTGGCGGCCGTCTACGCGCACGGAGGAAGAGCTGACCGGCAATGTCACGAAGTCGCGGGGCCTTGCGCATTTCGCGGAAGGACTTGCGCGAGTCTACCGGCATATGGCGGTAGCCCTAAAGCCTGGGGCGCCGCTCGCGTTCACCTACCACCACAACAAGCTCGACGCTTATTCCGCTATCGGCGTCGCTATCCTCGACGCCGGATTGACTTGCTCAGCCTCGTTTCCGTGTCCTGCGGAAATGGGCGGTTCCATCCACATTCACGGCACTGCTTCGTCGATCATTGATACCGTCTTCGTCTGCCGGGACACCGGGGAAACGCCCGGCCAATGGCTGTTCACGTCGGGAGATGAACTCGCGCCCATCCTCGCCAACGACCTTACGCAACTAACCGACGCCGGCCGCAAGCCGACTGCGGGCGATACACGTTGTATCATCTTCGGCCACCTGACGCGCATGGCGATCTGGAACCTCCGGGAGGGTTGGGATGTCGCCTTGCCCACCGACGAAAAGCTTGAGCGATTCTCTGAAGCCGTGCGCCGCCTTGCTGATCCCGAAGAGCTGCTAGGCAGGCTGACAACCGGGCCGGTGACGCACCCGCCGGCCGGACCGCTCTTCTCGGCTGCGATCACACTGCAAAGGGCCAGCAATGCCGTTGCGTTTTGATATCGATTACGACGACCCCGGTATTGCGTGGGAGCCGCTGGTCGATGAGGTCTTTGGCGAGCTGAGATCCAGCTTCCTTGAAATGCCGAAGGGCGAAGGCTTCATAGACTACCCGACCTTTGAAAAAGGCTATCAGGCCATTAGGCGCCATACGGACTCCTTCGCCGCTCTCACGGCCGAGAATGTGCTCTCCGCCGTTCACAACGTGCCGATCGCCTTTATCGTCTTTCGGTGCATCCTTGGATTTTCCCCGCCCGAGTGGGCTTACATCACGACCGAGATGACCGGCGTCGGCGTAGATCAGGGCGCGGCGAGGTCTATTGACCGCAAGTTCCGCATGAACCCTTTGGGCTCGGCGAGCGCGGGCACTGGTGTGACGGCCACCCGCATCCGCGCAATGATTGACGCAGGCGTACGCACGATTCACCAGGGCGCAGGAACGGTATCTCCCGGCATCGTCCACCGGCTGGACAAGGCAGACACCGCCAAAGGGCAGCCCAGCCTGCAAAGCATCGCTGATCTTGGCGCGCCCTATCCTGTGCTTCTTTACGAGCGCTACCTGGGGCGCCCCTATGCAACCCACCGCGATTCCGTAAGCGAACTTGTGGGGGAAGTGGTTGAGGTCGCAGTCAAGAACGTGCTCTCCGATGCGAAGGTCAGTTTTCGGGAGACGAAGCGAGCAGAGCGCATTCCCGGCTTCGACCAAGCTCCGGACTTCATCGTTCCCGATGAATTCACCCCGGTCGCATTGATTGAGGCGAAGCTGACCGAGGACGACGGTACGGCGCGGGATAAGGTTGCCCGCGTTCAGCGGCTGCGAACGTTGCGCGATGCCGAAAGCAAAGATTACGATGTGATCGCGTGTATCGCCGGGCGTGGCTTCAAGGTCCGCCGTGAAGACATGCGCCGCCTTCTTCAGGCGACGGACGGCAAGGTATTCACCCTCACCACCATGCACTTTTTGATCGACCATACCCGTATTCGGGAGTACCGTGTCCGATGAAGAGGCTTATGTAGAAAACCTGTCTCGCAGCGGAACCGGGGCGCCATGTCGGAGGCACAGAAAGTCCATAGTGCGGCGCAATCCGCTGCTGGCTATCTGTACCAAGCCCGCCTCGCGCTGGCCGAGGCACTTCGCTACGCCAATGCCGATTCGGGTATCGAAATTGCGGTTGAGAAACTCGACGACGTATCCTTCGAGAAGGATGGAAGTGCGCTAGAGCTTCTGCAGACCAAACATCACCTCAAGAAATCAGGCGACCTGACCGACGGCAGCGTCGATCTTTGGAAGACTCTGAGGGTCTGGGCTGACGCGACAAAAGCCGACCCCTCTCTCACCGGTCGCACGCGCTTTGTGCTGGTTACGACCGCGCAGGCGCCTGCCGGGTCGGCCGCATCGTATCTGAGACCCGCCGCCGCAGGCGGCCGCGATCCTATTGCAGCTGAGAACCTCCTGGTGAAGGCGGGCGTTGCTTCGCAGAATGCCGCGCTTCTCAAAGCGATTGCCGCCTTCATGGCGCTGACGGAGGAGATGCGCAGAGCTCTCATCGACGTCACCGAAGTCATCGACGGCGCGCCGCTGATAGCCGATATGGAGGCGCTGATCGAAAAGCGGCTGCGCTTGATTGCTCCGCGCGGACAAGTAGCGCTTGCGCGCGAGCAGCTTGAAGGCTGGTGGTGGCCGCGGATTTGTACGGCGCTACAGTGTGAGACGCCCGGCACGATTCCCATTCTCGAGGTTGAGCAGAAGCTCGATGACATCCGCGACAGCCTCAAGCGCGACGCCCTGCCGTTCGACATGGAGCATGTGGATCCGCCGCAGGACGCACTCGATACGCTGGATGAAATGCGATTCGTGCGCCAACTTCAGTGCGTTGGAGTTGGCGCGATGCGCTTGCAATTCGCGAAGCGCGACTTCTACCGAGCATCGGCGCAGCGCTCGCATTGGGCGCGCAAGAATCTGCTCTTTGACGAGGAAGTTGGCCGGTTCGACAAGACGCTGATCGAGGAATGGCAACCGCGTTTTGCGCAGATGTGCGACTGTCTTGGCGACGCTTGTGACGAGCCGCCAGTGCGCGAAGCCGGCCAGAAGCTCTATGGCTGGGTTGAGACCGACGCGCGCTTTCCGATCCGCGCGACGGTAAGTCGGTTCCTCAATGTCGGTACCTACCATATCCTCGCCGATGACCTCCGCGTAGGCTGGCATCGCGACTACCTATCCTTATGCTGCGAACCGGATGGCGGGGGCTCCAATGGCGGATGAAACCCGTTGGAGCGTCCCCTGGGCTGAGCGTCCACCGGAGGAAGCCCGGATTTTCAATCCGGCGTTTTGCGGCGAGCTGATCGGGCGTACCGTCTGCGAGTACCATCGAACCCGGCAGGCCGCACTTGGCGTGACGACCGCATTTCTCGTTCTTCCTCTGACGTTGCACAGGCCTACTCGCGACGCCCTGCCGGGGCGGGCGAACACGGCTTTCGCAGGCTGGGTCGCTCAACATGCAGCGCTGCTGGCTGAGCTACCGGAGCTTGCAAGACGTCTGAGGCCTGTCAGTCGCGAAGGGTTGATGTTCGCCGTCCATCAGCGGTTTCTCGCGTTTGCAGATGACGGGCTTGTGCCGGGCGTGCGGCCGATTCGCGCAAGTGCCCGATTTGTTGCAACCACCGATGAAGTGAATGCGGCCCGCAACGCCGCAGGCCTTCTTGGCCGCTGGTTCGCCGGTCAGGGGACGCAAGCCTCTGTCCTGCAAGGGATGGGGGTCGCACCATGACGCTACAGATTCGCTCGATCTCCGTCTATTCCCGCAATGGCGAGCGCCGGGACGTGAATTTCAGGCTTGGCGCACTCAACATCGTTAGCGGCGCGTCAAAAACGGGAAAATCTGCCCTACTTGATATCGTCGATTATTGCTGGGGCCGCGAAGAATGCACCGTGCCTGAAGGCGAAATTCGCAGAAGCGTTTCCTGGTTCGCCGTCCATTTTGACAGAGATGGCGAGGGCATAGTGATCGCCCGCAAGAACCCTGGACCGGCGGGGCGCGCAAGCGAAGAAGTTTACTTCGCGCGCGGCGTGGAGGAACTGCCACGCGATGCGAGCACATTCCAGAAGAACATCACCGGCGAGGGGCTCAAAGCGCAGCTTTCGGCGACTCTTGGGATATCAGAAAACATCCATGTACCCGAAGAGGGATCGACACGGCAGCCGCTCAGAGCCTCAGCACGGCACGCCATTCTCTTCTGCCTGCAAGCACAGGACGAGATCGCCAACCGGAGGCTGCTCTTTCACCGGCAGGGAGAGCAGTTCTTGCCGCAGACAATTCGCGACGCGCTGCCCTATTTTCTTGGCGCGGTCGATGAAGACCATTTCCTGGCGCTGAAGCGCTATCAAGACGCACGGACCCGGTTGCGGCGGCTTGAGCGCGAGCATGCGGAGTCGCAGGCGCTCACACGCGATTCCTCCGTGTCCGCTCGCGCCCTCCTGACTGAGGCGCAGCGCGCCGGTCTCGTTCCGGCGGATGCGCTGGCCGAAGATGCGAGCGGCGTTCGCCAACTCTTGCGCAGGGCTGCCGGCCCGCTCCCGGTGTCCTTCTCGCCGATGGACGATCCGGAAGCCGATCTCACGGTGCTTGACGAACGTCGCCGTTCTCTCCTGGGGCAGCTTCAGGAACTCCGAGAAGAGATCGCAGACGTCACACGCTTGAGCCGTGAGGCCTCTGAGTTTGAAGCTGAAGCCCGGGAGCAAGAGGCGCGGCTTGCATCCATCGGGCTGATTGCGGGGGCGGACGAGGATGTACGCGACACCTGCCCCTTATGCGAAAGTCATCTCGCAACTCCGATCCCAAAAGTCACTGAAATCAGAGCTTCGCTCGCAAACGTGCAAACGCAGCTTCGCTCCGTGCGGCGCGATGCACCACGCCTTCAGGAGCGGCTGGCCGGACTAGAGTCGCGTCGATCCGACGTGAACGAGCAGCTCCGAAACGTCCATTCCGACATAACAAAGCGCATCCAGGACAACGAGCGTCTTCGGCTCGAACAACATCAGTTCGCGGAGCAGGCGCGCGTTGCCGGGCGAATTGCCTACTATCTTGAGAATGTAACAGTCGTCGCCTTGGACAGCGATCTTTCGCGCAGACTTGAGCAACTTCGCGCCGAAGTCAAGGAACTTCAGGCCGTGCTCGATGACGATGCCACGCAGGAGCGGTTGATGACTGCCCTTAGTCTGATTGGACGTGACCTGACCGACTTGGCGACGGAACTCGGGCTTGAGCACGGGGAGAACCCGCTCCGGCTCGACCTCAAGCATCTTACCGTGGTGGCTGATAACGATGACGGTCCGCTCTCACTGGCCCAGATGGGTAGTGGCGAGAACTGGGTCGGCTACCATGTCGCTGCGCACCTGAGCCTGCACAAGCTTTTCCGCCGTCGGAAACGCCCAGTTCCCGGTTTCCTTATGCTCGACCAGCCCTCACAGGCGCACTACCCGCCCGAGCGTGATGAGGGGGGACGTATCGACGGGCTTCCCGACGAAGACCAAGCTGCCGTGCGTCAGTTGTTCAGGTTGCTGTATCAGTACTGCACTCAGCGTGCGCCGGGCATGCAAATCATTGTTGCCGATCACGTTGAGCTTCTCGACGACTGGTTCAGGGAGTCGATTGCCGAGCTCTGGCGCGACGGCATTGCTTTGATACCGCAACATTGGTTTAGGGAGTGAGCCCCAGTTAAAGTAAAATTAAGTTAAGCCGAACCGGATAGATCGCGGTGAGGGAATTATACGGCGCCATGCGCAGCATTCTCCAATTTCTTCACAATAGTCCCCACGATACCATAGTCAAAGGTGGCATATGATAATTGAAAAGATAGGTTTAACAAATTTCCGTTGCTTCGGTCCGAAGGGGACGACGATCAGGCTTCGCAGATCGGTCACAGCGTTCGTGGGCGCCAACGGCTCCGGAAAAACCGCCGCGTTTCAGGCTCTATCGCGGCTTTTTGGCGTCTCGTCAACGCAGCGTGCAGTGCGGCGGCAGGACTTCCATGTGCGCGCTGACCAGGATGAGCTTGAGTCAGGAGCCACCCTGTCAATTGAAGTTTTGTTTTCGTTCCCCGAGCTAAAAGGGCTCAACAAGGATGATGCCGAAGACGCTGTTCCGGAATTCTTCCAACAAATGGCCGCTTCCGCACCCGGCGCTCCCCTCAAAGCGAGGATGAGACTTCAGGCGATTTGGATCGACGACGGCACCCCGGACGGGAGCATCGACGAGGATCTCCGCTGGATCACAACGCTTGAAGACGAATTCGAGTGGGATAAATGTAAGCGGGTGCAGGCGGTGGAGCGCGGCTCGATCCAGCTCATATATGTCCCGGCCGCCCGAGACGCAGCGGCGCAGGTGACGTCATTGCTCAAGGGGCGGCTTTGGCAGGCGGCACGATGGTCAGATAAATTCCGCGATGATAGCGCGGCAAGCGCCCAAAGCATTCAGCAGCTATTCGAACGCGAGAAGCCCGCACAGTTTGTCATCGAGCGGCTCACCAAGCGCTGGCGGCAGGTCCATGAGGCTGATACAGACACAACGCCTGTTCTTCGCCTGGTCGAAAGCCGGTTCGAGGAACTGGTCCGCAAAGCTGAATTCGCGTTCTCTCCCGATGAGACCGGGCGGGAACGTGGGCTCGCGGACCTGAGCGATGGCCAGCGCTCGCTCTTTCATATTGCGCTTACCGCAGCGACTTTGGAAGTCGAGAAGGACGTGTTTGCGCAGGCCGCCGACGAAAGCGCCTTTGATCAGGACAAGCTGCGGCGGACCAGCCTCACCTTCCTTGCAATCGAGGAACCGGAGAACAGCCTTTCGCCATTCTTTCTCTCGCGCATCGTCGCGCAGGCGAGAGAAATCGGCGCGCTTGCATCGGCTCAGGTCGCCCTGTCAAGCCACTCGCCGGCGATCCTCAGCCGTATCGAACCTGAGGAGGTGCGCTACTTTCGCCTGAACCGCCGACGGCGCCTCACCTTTGTCCGGCGGATCACGATGCCGGAAGGAGACGACGAGGCGAGCCAGTATGTGCGGCTCGCCATCAGAGCATATCCAGAGCTGTACTTCGCCCGCTTTGTCATCCTCGGCGAGGGAGATTCCGAACGTCTTGTGATCCCGCGCGTAGCAGAGGCGATGGGCGTTCAGCTCGACCCTTCTTTCGTGCCGATCGTGCCGCTCGGCGGGCGGTATGTCGGCCACTTCTGGCGGCTTCTCAATGATCTTGGCATTCCCCATGCGACCCTGCTGGACCTCGATCTTGGCCGTGGACACGGTGGCGCGAACCTTATCGCCGATCTCGTGGAAAAGCTGAACGAGATTGACAACGATCTGAGCGAGAATTCGCTGGTCGAGGCCGGCACCATCGATCCCGGCGAGTTGGATGATGTGGCGGACAACGATCTGCTGGACGATGGGGGGAGCCACGACTGGCTGCAAGCGCTCAGGGAAGAGGGGATATTCCTTTCGTTTCCGCTGGATATCGATTTTGCCATGCTCAGCGCTTTCCCGAAAGCCTATCAGTATCCGAATCCCGAAGGCCGTGGGCCGCGCGGCGGCGCTTCGATCCGGGACAAGAAGGCTGTCACCCTCAAGACAGGCGGCGATCCGGACCTGTACGACGATGACTATGATGATGAATTCAAGTGGTATCCATACCTCTTCCTGAGCAGAAGCAAGCCCGAGACTCATATCGCCGCGCTTGCGCGTATAAAGAAGGATGATCTTTCCAGAAACGCACCTGCCGAGATCAAGGCGCTTATTGGGCATGTAAAGCAGGCGCTCGGCCTTGAGGACGGCGATGCATGAGCCGAGTACGTCCCAAAGACTGGAGGCCCCAAGGCGTCGATGACCTTGAACCGCGTGCATGGGAGGCGCTGCGACAGACCGAGAGGAGCGTCCTGGTCACGGCGGGCGCGGGCGCTGGAAAGACAGAATTCCTTGCGCAGAAGGCGACCTATCTTTTCCAGACCGGCCTCTGCCCTGCCCCCAAACGCATCCTTGCGATCAGCTTCAAGCGCGACGCGGCCCGCAATCTCGCGGAACGGGTTGCCAGGCGCTGTCCGCCCGAGCAGGCGCGCCGTTTCAACTCCTACACCTTTGACGCATTCGCGAAGAGCCTTGTGGACCGGCTTCGTGCGGCGATTCCCGCCCCTTTCTGCCCTCCAGTTGGTTACCGCGTAGTGATGCCGCGCGGGCAGGATTTCAGTCGTTTTCTGGACACGCAAAATTTCCGAAGCGTAGACGTCAAGCAGTTCGAGCGCGCTATCGCCCGGACACGATTGCCAATCGGCAATGACGGTTCAGCCCTTAAACGCGCCGTTGCCGCGTACTGGGACGCTCAATACAATGATCAGCACGATGTTCTGCTCTCGTTCCCGATGATCAACCGGCTTGTCGAATTGCTCATACAGGAAAACCATTCAATTCTGAAGGCGCTGCGCCTCACCTATCCCGTCGTATTTCTCGACGAGTTTCAGGACACCACTTTTGCACAGTTTGAGCTCCTGTGCACAGCGTTTGACGGCAGAGAAGCCATCTTCACGGCGGTCGGCGATGATAAGCAAAGGATCATGGTCTGGGCCGGAGCGATGCCGGACGCCTTCGCGCAGTTTGAGCAGCACTTCGCGGCAGAGCGCATATCACTGGTCTGCAACCGGCGCTCGCACGAGGATCTCGTGCGGATTCAGCATGTCATCGCGAGCAGGATCGACCCCAACGTCGAGGAGCCGGAAGCACGAGCCGATCGGTTGGTCGACGGCGAAGTCGCGGCCATTTGGGAATTCGCGACGAAGGAGGATGAAAGCAATTGCCTCGCGCAGTGGATCGAGCGCGAGGTGCAGGCTGGCCGCGTCAAGCCGCACGATATTGCAATCCTTGTGCGCATGCACGCCAACGAAGTGGAGGGCCAGCTCTCTCCGGCATTCGCCAACCGGGGGCTGCGACTACGGAATGTAGCGCGAAACGTGGGCGATATTTCCATTCAGGACTTGCTTAGTGAGGACATGTCCCAAATCCTCCTTCGGCTGTTGCGCCTTGGCGCTACCAGCCGGAGTCCCGAGGACTGGAACGCTGCTCTCCTCGATTTGCAGTTTCTTGAAGCCGTCGATCCGGCCGACGACATGGGACAGCAGCATATACAGGAGCGCCTTCAGAGGTTTGTACGAGAGATGCGGCGAACCATGAGACTGCTTGACCCGGTCCCAGAATCCGCATGCAAGGCATCCCAGGCGGCTCTTGATTTCATTGGAGCCGAAGTTCTGCGCCGGGCCTTTCCCTCTTACCAGCGACAACCCGATTTTGATCGCGTCAAGAACGGGTTCACGCTGCTCCTCCAGGAGTCCCTCCTGCATGCGCAATCCTGGTCAGGCGCGCTCGAGGAATTCGAGGGCGTCGGTCAGATCACCCTCATGACGATCCACAAGAGCAAGGGGCTTGAGTTCCATACGATCATTTTCTGCGGGCTCGATAACCAGACGTGGTGGAGCCTCACGCCCAATCGCGGCGAAGAGCTAAACTCTTTCTTCGTTGCCTTTACACGTGCCAAGCAACGGGCCTTCTTCACTCTATGCGCTGAGCGTGGACAGCGTGTTGCCTGGATCGAAAACCTTCTTGCACCGGCTGGCGTCTGCCGCATTGGTGTAGAAGAGTCGGAGGGTGAGTAGAGAATAGGGCGCTTGGCCAGAAGGTCAGCGACCAAGCCGGAGGCCTCAGCTGACCGCTGGACCAGCATCAGGGCCAGGGTCACGTTGCGACGAGCATCATGACATGCGCGGCCCACCGCTCCAATGCAGCGCGACGATCTGGCATGTATGCTGCCCAGTTATAGGTTCCTGCGACGCCGGCCTTGGCACCACTAATATGATTGATCGTCGCTTCAACCACATGAGGCAGGATGCCTAGCTTGTCGTGCATGTGCGTGCTCATCGTGCGCCGAAGGTCATGCAGCACGAACGCCGGCATGGGGTCTCGACTATCGGCCTCGCGCCGATCCGCAATCGCCGCGTCCAAGCGCGCCTTGCCCTTGGAAAACCCGGTGACGGACGTTCGGCCGGTCGTGGTCCAGACGAACGCCGATGCCGCCATGCGCGGCACCGCCGACAGAATCTCGACCACGGGAGCGGTCAGGGGCACGACATGGGGCAGACCGTTCTTGGTCCGGTTCGCGGGCAGGTGCCATTCCGGGGCCTCGCCCTTTAGGTCCTTGATCTCTGACCACTGCATACCGGCCACCTCGCTTTCACGCTGGCCCGTCAGCAGCATGACGCGGAACAGACCACCGAACGGATGACCGATGGCCTCGCACCCTCCCCACACGTCCGCGATCTCTGTGTCATCAAGCCATCGGTCGCGCCGGACGTTTCGGGTCGGCGGCTTCACGCGGTCGGTCGGCACCACCTCAATGATACCGCGTTCCGCTGCCCAGCCAAAAAACCGTTTCAGGTACGCCAGGGTCCGGTTCGCCATCGTCTCGGCGCCCCGGTCAACCATGCGGTCCAGCAGGTCGTGAACGTCGCGCCGGGTGATGTCGGCGAGCGGTCGGCCTCGCCACGCTTCCACATCGGCACCCTGGAGGGCGCGCCGGTATTCCTTGGCCGTCGCAGGTCGGCATTGCCGCGCCACATACCGATCAAGGAACTTATCGGCCACAACGCCGAAGGTGTTGGCCCGTGTCTCTTGTTCGGCCTCTTTCTCTGCTTCTCGGATCTGGCGCGGGTCGCCGCCGGCCGCCGCGACCTCCGACCACTCGCCGGCCTTGGCGCGGGCCTCGGCCAGCGTCAGACCGGACCCGCCTCCGACCTTGGCCCGGCCGAGCGACAGGCGCGTCAGCTTGCCGTTGATCCGCACGAACATGAAGTAGGTCTTGGTCCCGCCCCTGGAGACGCGGACGCCGAAACCGCCCATCACGGTGTCGAACACGTCGGCCTGTAGCTTGTCGGTCGGCGCCTTCAGGGCCTCAACCGCCTTGGCGGTCAGCTTAACCTTCGCCATTGTCAGCCGCTCCGAAATAGGTAACAAATAGGTAACGCCTTGGGCCGAGAATGGCCGTTACCTAATGTTATGCCACGATAGGCAGGAGCGTCGCAACGCCTTGTTCTGCATACAGTTATGCCGGTTCGGACGTGCTGATATGATATGCGGCGATAATGTTTTTTGACTGACTCTTAATCAGCGGGTCCAAGGTTCGAGTCCTTGTGCGCCCACCAATGAAAACAAGGGGTTGCGGGGTTTCCTGCAACCCCTTTTTCATGTCTGGCTCCCTGCTGGGTACCGGCTGGGTAACGGTGTTTCGAGGCGCTCCCGCGTGAGGATGAAGCCCGCCCGCGGCCAGCGACGATCCTGAACCGCGCCCTCCCTCTGTAGCGCGGCGGGCCATTTCGGACAATTCGGCGCCGATTTCGGACAGACACCCACGTCAATTTAATCGGGCGCTTTAGGCAGGACATCGCATAGGGCGTGTGGCAGGATCGGCGGTATCGACACTCATGCGGGGAGAGACCGTCATGCACATCCGAACAGTCGCTTGCGCTGGCTTGGTGGCCCTGACCCTGGCCGGCTGTGGGGAAGAGCCGCAGAGCGTGCAGGACCTCAGTCCTGGTTACACAGTCGCCGAGGCCACGACCGCCGTGATCGATGCCTACGGCAACGAGGGCATGCGCCGCACCCTGGATCTGGCCATGGACCGAGCCACGATGGAGCGGATCAACTATGACCGCATCACCATATGGGGTCTGCTGAACCTGACGACCCCGACGATCCACCACCCGCTGGGGCAGCAGATGATCGCGGAATATTGTCAGGATGACGACGCACGACGGTACTCGACCGATTTCTGCCTGGGTGCGCTGATGTAGGATCATCACGCCCCCGCTGCCTGGGCGGTGGCGGCGGCGTCCAGGGGCGCGCCGTCCAGACCGATGACCTGCACACCGTCCTCGGTCTCCACCACGCGCCAGCCGGGGACGGCGGCGGCGCCCGGCGTGGTGGTGGCGGGGCCGGCGGCGGTGGTGGCCGGGGGTGGGGTTTCGGCCTCCACCTCTGACCGGAAGCCCGAGGCGTCGATGCGGTGCGTGACGCTCTGAATGGCCCAGCGGCCGTCGGCCGCGTCTCCGAACCCCTCCAACATCAGATCGCCGCCGGCCATCAGGGCCGGGCGGCCCTCGACGGTCAGGCGCAGGGTCTCCTTACGGCGCCCGGCCTCCTGCGCGGTGCCGGCGGCGCGCGCGGCGGCCTGGGCGGGGCCACGGGCACCGTGGCGCACCTCGACCGGGGGGCCGTCGCCGGTGCCGGTGACCACCTCCCAATAGGTCACCCCCGCATCCAGGTCGTGGCGCGGCGCGGACACGCTGGCGGCCATCTCGCGGTCCTGAGCGGTGATCCACCACGTCAGGGCCTCGTCATGACGGATGACCATCCCGTCCAGCGGCCGGCCGGTGCCGGCGCTGGTGCCGGCCCCGACGCGGGTGACCACCAGACGGCCATCGGCGACCTTCAGCGCCGCGCCCAACGGCGTGGCGTGGCGGGCAATCAGGTGCAGGTCGCTCTCGGCCGCCTGATCCACATGGCCGATGGTCAGGGCCGCCAAGTCGGGCGCGACCACCGCCGTCAGGCCATTGTCGGCCGCGATGCGCCCGACCAGGTCGCCCAGCGTGGCAGCCCCGAACGAGCGCGAGCGGGGGGCGCGCAGCGGACCGCGCAGATCGGCGGCCCGGCCCCGGATGGTCATGGTCAGCCCCTGGCCCTGGTTGCCGTACTGGACCTCATCGACCACGAATGCCGGCATATCCACCAGCCCGGTTTCCAGCCAGCCCAGCGCCACCCGCAGGGAGGCGCCCCGGCGCGGCACGGCGATGGCGCGGTCGCGCCAGTCCAGGCGCAGGTCCAGTTCGTCGCTGTCGGCCTTCAGGTTGTCGGTCACCGACAGGCTGAGCAACACCGGGCGCACGCGCGGCGTGATGTCCTGATCGCCGACGGTCAGGCGCCAGTCCGGGGTCCAGCGGGGGCGGTCGAGTGGTCCCGGCATGGTCTCAGTCCCACAGCCGGACGACGGGGTGGCGCGGCGGGTCCGACGGCGGGTCGGGCAGGCGGACGACGGTGCCGGTGGGCAAGATCGGCCCCAGCGCCGCGAGGCCCCGGTTGATGTCGAGCACGGCCGCCACGTTCTCCGCCGTCTCATGACCATAGGCCCGGCGGCAGATCAGATCCACGGTTTCGCCCTGCTGGCTGCGCAGCTCGATCATGATGGCCCCTCGCTGCCGTAGTGCGCCAGTTCCAGGCGGAAGTCGATCTTGCGGGCCGCGCCGCGCCACCCGACGGCCTGGGTTTCCTCCACCTCTGTAATACACCACCAGCCCAGCACCTCGCCCAGGCCGGAGGTCATCAGCAGCGGCGCGCCGGCGGTCGCCACGGCGCGCATGCGGGGGACCTGGTCCCAGCCGTCGCCGGCGGGATACAGGCGCACGTCCAGGGGGTAGATGACGCCGTCCAGCGTGATGGTCTCCGTCCCCGGACCCATGAACTGGCGGGCCGGCCGCACGCCCAGGCGGTCCTGCTGGGGCCAGCGGTACTCGGCGCGGCGGCGCAGCGTCTGGTGGGCGGCGGTGGCGACCGAAAAGCGGATGTCGTCGCCCAACCCGAGGAGCACATCAGTCAAGGTCATGGAGCGCCCCCCGCTGACGGCGTTCCAGTTCGCGCGCCACGGCGGCGGCGATGGCCGACACATCGCTGCCCGGCGGCACGGTCACGGACACGACCGTGCTGTTGTCCACGTTTTGTGTCGTCGGCCCCATCGGGAATGGTTTCAGGCCGCCGGCACCGGCCGGCGCCGGGCCGCCGGCGGGCACGGGCTTCAGCGCGTCCAGCATGGCGGCGGTGTCGATCGGCGTGGGAATGGCGGCATAGGGCTGGCGCCCCTCGAAACGCGACGGTACCCGCACCGGCTGCCCCTGGGCGTCAGGCTCGCTGTCGGGCGCCGCGCGCTCATCAGTTGAACCGTCGGCTTCGCCCCCTGGCGTGAAGCCCAGCTTCTCCTGCAGCCAGTCGGGCAGGAACCCCACCACATCGCGGATCCGGTCCTGCAGCCACGCCTTGAGGTCCGCCAGGGCCTCGCGGAAGCCCTCGCGCAGGGTCTCGATCCAGTGAGCGGCCAGTTCGCCCAGGTCGATCCCGAACAGCCATTGCAGCAGCCCGTCCCAGGTGTCCCACACGATCCGCCACGGGTTGAACTCCGCCAGCAGGGCGGCAAGGCCGGAGCCCAACCCCTCATCAAAGGCCGCTTTCACACGGTCCAGTTTGCCTTGAAACCACGCCCCGATCTGGTCCCAGTTCTGATAGATCGCATAGGCCGCACCCGCCAGCGCCATCGCCGCCAGCACCGCCCAGCCGAACGGTGTCGTGACCAGGCCGACGGACACGGCGCGGAGTGCGCCGACCACCAACGGCCCGGCCCCGGCCACCGCGCGCAGCGCGCCACCCAACCCCCGCATTCCGCCGGCCGCCAGCGGACCCGCCGCGCGCCCCAGCCAGCCCATGACGCCACCCAGGCCACGCAGGGCGGTGCCCAGCAGGCCCCCCTTGATGCCCAACGTCGTGGTGGCCCAGCGCATCGCGGCCAGGGGGATCAGCACGCCACCGGCGGCCGTGGCGAGGCCGCCGACGCCGGTCACCACCAGCGCCGCCGTGGCGGCCACGGAGCCCAGGGTGGATGTCAGTTCGGGATTGGCCTTGGTCCAGTCGGTGACGCCGTTCAGGACACTGGTGAGTCCCTGCGACACCGACCGCAACACCGGGTCCATGGCTTCGCCGGCAGCGGAACGGAAGTCATCAGCCGCACTCTGCAGCGCGGCCACATCACCTTTCAGGTTGTCCTTCATTTCGCCGGCCCGCCGCTGCGACCAGCCCTGCCCCTGCCCGATCTCCGCCGTCAGCGCCGCGACCTGGTCCAGCACGGACAGCAATTCCGTGCCGGCCGACATGGCTTCTGTATCCAGCAGCGTTTTAAGAACGGACGTGCGGTCAGCGGTACCCATGCCCTGCATGGCCATGGCCAATTGCTGCAGGATCAATTCCTGGGCCAGAAGGTTGCCGTTCTCATCTTCGATCACCACGCCCAGCCGCCGCAGTTCCTTTGCCGCCGCTGATGTGGGCGCGGACAGGCGCTGCATGATCGCGCGCAGGGCAGTCCCCGCCTCGCTACCCTGGATGCCGACGTTGCCAAGCAGGCCGACCTGGGCGGCCGCGAACTCCATGGAGATGCCAAGCGATTGCGCCAGCGGCGCGACGTACTTCATGCTCTCGCCCAACTGCGAGATGTTCACGTTCGTCTTGTCGTTGACGATTGTGAGCGTATCGACCACGCGCCCCATCTGGTCGGGGTCGAACTTGAAGGCCGAGAGGATGTTGGAGGCGATGTCGGACGCCTGCCCCAGATCGATGCGCCCGACCAGCGCGAGGTTCAGCGTGTCTGCGATGGATGTGTTGATGGCGTCCGCGCTGAACCCGGCAGCGCTGAGAAAGTCCATGCCCTGGCCGACCTGGGTGGCGGTGAACGCGGTCGTGCGGCCAAGGGCGGCCGCGCGTTCGCGCAGGGCCTGGGCCTCCGCCTCCGATGCGCCGAGACGGGACGCCACGGCGTCCATCTGGGCGTCAAACTCCATCCATGTGTTCGCCAGCCCCAGCCCCATCCGGCCAGCGTGCATCATGCCATACCCCGCCGCACCGATGCCGGCGGCGCGCATCATGTCGCGGCCCAGGCGTTCGCGGGCGCGGGTCAGGGCTTCGGTGCGGCGCTGGGCGGCGGCGGCCTGTTCGGCCTGTCGGGCCAGGGCTTCGGTCGCCTCGCGGGTGCGGCGGGTGACATCGCGCTGGGCATCGGCGAGCCGATCCGCCGACAGGTCCAGGTCCTTCAGGCCGCGCCGGGCCTGTTCGGTGCGTTCGGCCAGCGACCGGTGCGCATCGCCAGCGCGACGGGCGCCTTCGCGGGCCTGCTCCAGGCCCTTGTCCAGTTTGGTGATGGCCGCGTCCGTCTCGCGCAGTTCGGCCGCCAGTTCCCCGGCCTGAGCCTCGGCCGCCGCAAAAGCGCGCTTGAGGGCATCGGACGGCGCTTTGGTCGCCTTCATCTCCTGGCCGAGGCGGTCCACCTCCCGCCGGGCCAGATCCAGTTGCAAGCCGAGGTCCTGGCTGCGCCGCCGCTGCTGGGCCAACTCCCGCCCCAGCCCCTCGGCCCGCGCCTTGGTGTCGCGCATGGCGGCGCCAGCCTGATCGAGCCGCTCTTTCAGCCGGCGGAACGCATCAATGGCGCCCTGCTGCTGTTTCAGGCGCCCCAGGTCGCCGCCCAGGTCCTCTGTCCGGCGCCCCAGCCCCTGCATGGCACGCCCGATGCCCCGCAGCGGGGCGGTGGCACGGTCCATCAGGCGGATGGTCAGGGCTAGGTTCAGATCGGACATGGTTTTGGTTTCCTATCGCCCCAGTTAGGCCCACCAACCCTGGCGATGACACACACGATCCGGCGCGACCGCGCCGGCGGCCCGAAGGGCCGGAGCCGCGCGAGGCCCGCAAGGGCCAAGCTGCGGCGATAAAAAACAAAAAACTCACCCTCTCAGGCGCCTTTCACAAGGATCACCGGCACCGGCCACGCTCGCCGTTCGACCGCCCGCGCCCGCCAGTCCAGCAACTCCCACAGGGTCAGGCGTTCCAGGTCCGCCAGCCCCCAATGCCAGCACGCGGCCACGTCGGCCATCAGGTCCTCTATGTGCTCGACGGGCTCCCCGCCCCCGCCAGAGCCTCCAGGTCCAGCCCCATCTCCGGGGCCAGATCGGCGAAAAAACCCCCGACCGTGCCCGCAATCGCCAGCGTGGCGCCCAGGTCCAGCCCGCCCCACACATCCGGCGGCAGGCGCGGGGTGTGGATGCGCGATCCGATCTCCATCAGGGGGCCGATCTGCGACGTGGCCAGGTCCACCAGCGAGACCCGGTACAGGTCCCGCGCCACCGGCGGGCGCAGGGTGAGTTCGGTCACCCGACCGATGCCCTCGACCGTTACCGGCCGGGGCAGCTTGACGGTGCGGGTGCCGTCATCGGCCGGGGCTGGATCGGGCGCGTCGGTCTTTTTCGTGTCAGCCATGTCCGATCACTCCAGCCCGAGGTTGCGACGGCGCGCCGCCAGAACATCCGTCCCGCCCACCTTGCGGACACCGTTCAGGACATCGATCTCGATATCCGCCTGACCGTTGATCTCAACCCGGTAGTAATGCAGCGACATGGTCAGCTTGCAGGACGTGGCGTCGCCGGCTTTCCAGCCGCCGGGGTCGATTTCGGTGACCATGCCCCGGCAGGTCAGCAGGACCGGTTCCTCGTTCGCGCCGTGGCCCTGCGACCCGCGCAGGGTGCAGGCGACCTCCTGCCCTTCGCTCAAACCCCACTGGCGCCACAGGGCGCTGTCGTACTCGCCGACGCTGGCGTCCAGGGTCAGCTTCTCCTGCCCCATGTCCAGGTCCACCGGCGCGTCCATATCGCCGGCGCGGTATTCCTCGGTCTTGAGGGTCAGTTTGGGCGGCGTCAGTTCATCGACGCGCCCGGCATAGCCCTGCCCGTCCAGGAACAGGGTGAACGCCTTCAGCTTCTTGGCCAGTTGGGCCATGCTCAGTCCTCCGTTCATCCGGCGCGACCGCGCCGCCGCCGATCAAAACATCACGCCGCTTCGCGGATCACCGCGTCCACGAGTTCGGTGTAGTAGCCCGCATCGCGATGCGCCCGGAACGTCAGGCGTTCCATCGGCGCCGGTGGCTCGATGTCGAAGTCGAGCGTCAGGTGCCCGGCCATCAGCTCGGCCGGGGTGTTCAACTCGGGATCGAGCCAGCACCGCCCGCCCAGGATCGCCCCGCGTGCCTTCAGCGTGCGCAGGTAGGCGTTGACACTCTCCTGGATATCGAGCACGAGCTGCGGCGACAGCGGCCGGTCCATGGCCCACAGGAACGCAGCCTCGACGGCCTCGTACACCATGTCGGCTGTGCGGCGGACGGACAGGAACGCCCACTGCGGATCGGCGCTGGTGGTGCGGTTGCCCCACAGCCGGAAGCCCTCGCGCCGGATGATGGTGGTGATCTCGCGCTCGTTCAGCCAGTTGGCCTCGCTGTGCGGATCACCGATGCTCCAGCCCACCGGCCGCGACGTTCCGACGATGCCATTGATGACCTGGTTGGACGGGCTCCACCAAAAGCCCTTCTCGTGGTCCATGCGACTGATCACGCCCGCGACCCGCGCACTGGCCGGCTGGTCCACGGCGCCGTCAATGTCGGTGTCCCAGACCTGCACATACGGATCGACGATATAGACGCGATCACTGCCCCAATCGCCCCGGTAGGTCGCCGCGTCTTCCAGCGTGGTGTTGGGGCCATCCGCGATCACCACGGCCCGCAGGCGGGGCGCGATGCCCAGCAGCTCGGCGACCACCGGATTGCCGACGGTGCCGACGGTCGCGGTGGCCGTGCCGCCCGTGCCGTCGCCGGCGATGGTCACCGTGGGCGGCGCGGTATAGCCGATGCCGGCGCGGGTGAGGGTGATGCCGGTGACCGCGCCGTCGGTGACCACGGCCACCGCCTCGGCGCCCGTGCCGGTGGTGTCGCCGGCGGCCGGTGTGATCGTGACCGTGGTCGTGGCGGCGGCATAGCCCGACCCGCCGGCATCGACGGCGATCCCCGAAACACCCGTCGGCCGCACGCCCGTGTAGCCCGGCGCGACCAGGATACGCGGCGTCGTGGCGACCACGCTCTGCGCGGCCATGAACGCGTGGACCCCGGTCTTCAGCGCGCGGTCGCCGATCAGGTTGCTGATCGTGGCCGCCTGATCCACGCCTTCTTCGACCCGGACCACGACGACGGTCGCGCTGCCCTGGTCCCAGATGCCGTCGAGCGCATCCTTCAGGGTGCCAGCATCGCCCAACAGCGCGGCCTTGCGCGGCTGACCGATCAACAGAACAGGGGTGTCGAGCGGAAAGGCGTCGGCATCGGCCTCCGGCGCGGTGCCAATCAGGCCGATGACAGACGACGCCGGCGTGCGGATCGGCCGCAGGCCGTCGGAGACCTCCAGGACCTCGACGCCGTGAAGAAACTGCATGCCCATAGGGTACCTCTCAGGTCAGGTCGTGGGGGTGGGGGCGGGCTCGACAAATAGCCTGTCGTGGACGAAATCGCCGAAGCTGTAGAGCCCGAGCACGTGGAGCATCGCCATCAAGGGGTGCCCAACGAACGAGTGAAGGAAATGGCTGACGATCATGCTGCGCTTCCGGTCAGGTCGTGGGGGTGGGGCGGGTGCCGGCGAGGATTTCGGCGGCGCGGGCCGCCGTCAGCAGGGGCGGGTCGGTGGTGGTGAGGTACTGGATCGCCTGGATCGTGCCGGCGTCGGTGCGATCCACCGACGTCAGGCGCGGGTCCTCGACGAGCCGGAGGAAGTCATCGACCACCGCGTCGGTGGCGCGGGCGGCGCGGATGGCGATGCGCTCCGGCGCCGTGAACATGGAGGCCATGAATTCCGGCGGGGTGTAGGTGGTGGGCGCCGGCGCGGGATCGGGGTGCGGCGCGGGGTCCGGATCGGGCGCGGGCGGGGGCGCGGTCCAGGTGTCGGTGTCCGGGTCGTGGCGCCAGCCGGCGCGCACGTCGTCCGGGCCGGTCACGAACTCCGCCGCGATGGTGGGGTGGTACGCGGTCGCCGGGTCGGCCGTGGTCACGTCCACGGCCACGGTGTTGATGATGCGGGCGTATGTGGGCATGGTGTTTCCTCCTACCACTCGATAATGACGAGGCCGCCGCCGCCCAATCCGTATACGGTGTTGGTGGTCCCCGTGTCGGCGCCGCCACCGCCCGGGAAACCGCCGTGCCCGCCGCCGTTGCCGCCACCGCCGCCGTTGGCGCCAGCGCCCCCAGAATTGACGGCGGTGCCGGCGCCGCCCCCACCACCCGTGGCGATGTAGTCGATATCGTCAACGATGCCGGGGTCCCCTCCCGCGTCCACGGCACCCCCCGCGCCGGAAAACCCCGCTCCACCGGGGTCGCCACTCTCGCCACCGTGCCCAGCGCCCCCCGAGTGGGGGCCATAAACCGTGTCGCCGTATGGCGGCTCTCCCCCGCGCCCGAACAGCGAGGCGGCTCCACCGCCCCCGCCATTGCCGTTCAGGCCGCCGGTGTGGTTGATGTCGCCCCCGACGCCGGAGCCGGCCGTGCCATGGACCCCACCGGTCGCAGAGACGTGCGCACCGAATGACGACGTGCCGCCGGTCGGGGTGGTGGAGTTGCCGCCGCCCCCGACGGTGACGGTGATGGCGGCCATCGGCGCGACGTCGCAGACCCGCAGTGCGAACCCGCCGCCGGCGCCGCCGCCAGAGGACGTTCCGTAGCCCCCTCCGCCCCAGAGGCGCACGCGGACCTGAGACACGCCGGCCGGCACGGTCCAGGTCTTGCTGCTGGTGATGAACTCGACACGGCCAGAACCAAAAATGCCCGTCACCGACCGCTTCGCGCTGGTGGCCGCCAGAGCGGCCGGGTCAACCGGCGTGCTGAGATACCGTCCCATTATGCCGCTCCCTCAAAGCCGTGGACGCGATAGGTGCAGGTGCCCACGTCATCGCGGACGATGACGGCTTCGCCGGCCCCAGCCACCAGGGCGGATCGCTCCAGCACGCCGGCCGCCGGGATCGTGGCGTCATACTCGACCCAATCGGCGTCGGTCGGCGCCGCACCCCCGGGCGTGATCGCCACGCGGACCTTTGCCGTGGCCGCGCCGCGATTGCAGGCGGCAATGTTGAGCGTCGCCACCGTGCCCGCTGGCACGGTGTAGACGGTGGTGTCGGTGTCGGCCGCCGGTGCGGCGGTCCCCAGGCGTCCAGACATTTACAGTTGCCCCCACCAGTAGAGGTCGGCGCGGATGGCGCCCATGCGGTCGGTGACGTGCGCGGCCAGCCCCTCGGGCGTGACGGCGCGTTCGGTATCGGTACCCGCGACGGCCTCGGCGGGCGTCGCCAGCTCGACGATGCCGGCCTGTTCGGTCGTGGCGTAGCCGACCGGATCGGGCAGCACCGCCATCACCCAAGCCTGGCTGGCCAGAATGACGGCCGGGTCCACCATCAGGGTCACGGCCGACTGCGCGGTGCGCTCCACGACAACGCGGATGATGAGGTCTTTCGAGGAGCCGTCGGCCAGGACGGGCTTCACCGTCGCCGGGAAATTGCCGTGGGCGTAGAGCAGGCCGCCGGCGGCGATGACCCCCACCTCGCGCACCGTCCATCCGCCGACGTCGGCGGGCACGATGGCTTCGATCACCAACCATGTCGGCTCGGTCTCGTGCACATAGATGCGGTGCAGCGCGACGCGGTGGACCTCGTTGACCAGGGCCGAGGCGGCCGGGTCCGGCGTGACGTCGGCGCCGCCGCCGTCGCCGATGGCCATATGCGTGAGCGTGACGCCGTCGCCGAGCGACTGTGCGTTCGTCTCCAGGGCGCGGCCGATGTCGGTGACGACGGTGTAATAGGTGCTGGGCTCGGCCATCTATGCGGCCTCCGGCATGACGGTGACGGTCTCGGCGGAATAGGTGGCGGCCGCCAGATACAGCGGGCCTGCCGACATGATCGCGCCGGCGATCCAGGGCCGCACCTCGACCAACTCGCCGGATGTGGTCGCGGCGACCAGATACAGGGGGCCGGCGACCTGGCCGACCAGATCCAGGCGGGTCAGGTGGCTGCGGACGTTCTTGGTCGCCAGGGCGACCGCCTCGGCATCGCGCTGGGCGGTGGCGTCGGCGCCTCGGTCTGTCACCGCGACCTCGACGGCGAAGGTGAACGGATCGCCGGGCGGATCGGTCTGGAACCATTCGACGATCCGCGCATCGAAGCCGGCGGCGTCGAGCGCCATCCTGACGGCGGCCGGGGTGCCTTTGATGCGGTGAATGGCCGGCGCGGCCGCGATCACCGCGCGGCGCTGGGCCTCGGTCAGGGTGGCGGTCCAGGTGTCCACCGACCGCTCCCACGCCAACCACGGTAGCAGGTGGGCGGGACATGTGGCCGGGTCCTTGAGGTGGTGGAGCGGCGAGAAATCCACGCCCTCGACGCGAGCGCCGGCGGCACCGTCGAAGGCGGTTTCAAGCGGGGTGGCGTTCGGTGGGAGAAGGTGATCGGTCATGATCCCTCCACCACCACGGCGGCAGCCGCGCAATACGGCGCCTGATGGGCCTCGGCCGCAATGCCGGCCGTCGGATCGGTCAGGGTGACCGACTGAACGCCCTCGACATGCAACGCTGCATAGAGCGCGGACAGGCTGACCAGGCCGCCCAGGCGGTGAGCGGCGGTCACGGTCTCGGCCAGACGGGCGGCGGCGGTGGCGCGCACGACCTCCGGGTCCGGGCCGTCGGCGATGGTGAGCGTGGCCGCGACCGTGTAGGGCAGGGGCGCGGCGGACTGGACGGTGACGGTATCCGTCAGGGGGCGGACGTCATCGGCGGACAGCCGGGCCTCGACCGCCGTGATCAGGTCGGGCGGCGCCGATCCGTCGTCGCTGGTGGACAGGATCGTGACCAGCACGTCGCCGGGGATCGGGCTGGTAACGGAGACGTCCCGCACGCGGGGATCGGCCGAGAGGGCATGGTAGACATAGGCGCCCTCCGGCCCCGCCGTACTCAGCGCCTCCCATGCCAGTTGGGCGCGCGCCCGTAGGCTGTCGTCGGTCTCGCCGGGCTGGCGCGCCGTGCCCATGGCGGCGGCGATGTGGTCGAGCGTGCTGCCGGTCGCATAGGCCAGCATCAGGCCGCGCGCGCCGTCGTTCCATTCGGCCATCTTGATCGTCAGGCGATACGCGACCGCCTCCGCCAGCTTTTGCGCGGGATCGCTTTCCAGCACTGCGGTCCAGTCGGGATACCGGACGGTCAGTTCCGCGACCAGCGCCGAAAGTTCGCTCTCGAAATCCAGAACCTGCAGGATGTCGGGCGGCGGCAGATCGGACAGGTTGATGGCGTCGAAACGGCTCATGCGGCGGCCCTCCCTGTCGGGACCTGGATCACGGCGGTCTCGCCGGTGGTGGTCAGGCGGCCGATCAGGGTGATCTCGACGGTGCCGTCCGCGCCGGCCCGGTCCAGCCGCAGGCGGTCGAGGCGATAGCGCGGCTCCCACCGCTCCAGCGCTGTGGCGACGGCGGCGGTGACGTCCACCAGCACGCGCTGGCCGATGGGCGCGTCGATCAGATCCGGCACGCGCGAGCCATAGGTGCGGCGCATCACCCGACTGCCGACAGGCGTCAGGATGATGTCGGCGATGGACTGGGACAGATGCCCCAGCCCGTCCAGCGCGGACCCGGTTTGCGCGTGCACGCCCAGCATGGTGGATTAGGCCTCCGTGGTGTCGGTCTTGGCGCGGGGTTTCGGACGCGGCGCCGGGGCCGGGGCCGGCGTGCCCTCGATCAGGGCGCCGGCGCGCAGGTGTGCTGCGGCCTGTTTGGGATGCAGCGCGACGGTGGTGCCGGGCTTGTGCATCCGACCCAGGATGGCCAGCGGCTGGTCGGTGACGACGGTGTAGGTCTGGCGGTCGGACATGGCGCGCCTCAGTGCGAGTGGTGGTTGGTGTTGCCGCCGGCGTCGATGATGCTGCCGCTGGCGTTGATGCTGCCGGTCACCTGGACATCCCCGACGATGGACACACCGCCCGCGTCGAGGCGCAGGCTGGCGCCCCCCACGGTCAGGGTGATGGCGTCGGGGGCCAGTTCCAGGATAGCCGGCCCGCTGGTGACGATGCTGCGACCACTGCTGGCGGTCAGGTCCAGCAGATGCGCATGGGCGGCGCGGTCGTATTCGTGGATGGTGCCATCCTTGAACACCGTCCGGCGGACGTCGGCCGTGTCGCCCGGCGCCGGGTGGCGGGTCTGGTACAGGCCGGGCACGACCACGGCCTGGTCGAGTTCGCCCGAGGGCGCCAGAAGCAGCACCTGTTCGCCCGGCTCCGGGGCCGCCCAATCGCGGTCGGGGCCGGCGCGACCCGTGGTCCAGGGCAGCCAGGTCGTGACGTTGCCGCCGGTCTGGACCTGGACGCGGGCATTGGGTGCGTCCAGCGCCACCACGCGCCCCAGACGCACCACGTTGCCGAGGCGCCGGCTGGTCTCGGCCTGCGTGAACCCGCGCTGACCGCCCAGGGGATCAGCCATTGTCGGCCTCCCCGAAGGTCTCGGTTTCCCCACCCGCCGGCCCACGCATCGTCACCTGGGTCAGCGCCCCCGGCCACGTCTCGAAAGCGGAGGTGCCGACCCGCAACTGCTGGTCAAACCCGACCTCCCAGACCATCAGGCCCGTCCGCCCGACGGACCCGGAATAGGCATTGACCGCATCAATCGCCTCCGGCTCACCCGCCCACTCCAAGCCCCAGGGATTGGTGGGCAGCATCACCATCAGATGATCCAGCAAGGCCACGGCCTGGCGCTCGCGCGGGCCGTCGCGGCCATCGCGCGTGATGATCGCAATACCAGCGCGCAGGATCAGGTCGCGGGTGCCGTCGGCCACGGCCTCATTCCGCTTGATGGCGGCGGCGGCGATGCGCAGGGCGGGCACCTCGAACGACGACGCGGCCAGTTCCTGGCCGGTGTAGCGGCCGCGCCCCACCTCGGCAGTGCGCACATCTGGCACAGCCGACAGGACCGTGGCGGCCACATCCAGAAACGCGGTGATGGACGGCGTGGTCATCGTGCCCCCCCGATCACGGCTTGCAGATGATCTACGACGATGCTTTCGGCGGCGTGGGCATCCTCGCTCGGCAGGCCCAGATAGGACCGCTTGGGCATGGTGATGATGACGTTGCCCCTCTGGATCACACCGCCGAACTGGTGGATGGCGCCATAGACCACGTTCGTGCCCACCTGCACGCTGTATCGATCCGCACGATGCGTGATGCTGTGCCGCAGGTGCCCCCTGTCGGTCAGGGTCTGGCCGTTTTCCGCTTCGGCGCGGGCGCTTTTCAGCCAGGACAGACCGTCGGGATCGGTCTGGTCCTCGAACCGCTGCAGGGTGGAGGTCACCAGCATTCCGCCGATGTCGTCCATGGCACCGGACAGATCCACGATACGGGCATCCAGCGCCTTCAGGATGGCCAGCGGCGCGTCGATATCCAGATCATCAACGGCCATGTCCAAAAGACTGCCCACCATGCTCACATCCCCCGCAAGGTGGCAGGGTCGAACACCATGCCCGGTCCATCGAAGGCGATCAGGCCGGCCCCGCCCGGTGCGGCGGGATCGGCCGTGGGCAGGTCCAGGACCATGCCGCCGGATCGAACGTCTTTGAGAGCCAGCCGCGCGGCCTTGGCGCGTTCGGCGATCAGGTCAGAGCCCGCCGCGCCACTGGACGGCACCATGGCCAGGGCAATGTCGATCACCCACCGCCGCACGATCAGCGGCACGGGCGACAGCGGCAGGGCGTACCGGCCGCGCAGGGACATCTCGACCTCGTCCGTGGCATCGGCCAGCGCGCGGTCCACCTTGGCCGCATCCACGCCGCCGCTGCCGTCGCCGGCCAGGCCGTAGAGCAAGTCCTCTCCGTACGTGCTGTCGATGTCTGCGTGGGTGGCGTACATGGCTTGGCCCTTGTTCGTCGGTTCAGTGCCGGGGTCTCGGTCCCCGCCGGGGCCGAGTGCCCCGGCGGGGTGGCCGGCGTCCGCCCGCCGGCGAGCCTACTCCCCGCGCTCGCCACCCAGCCCGTCATCCGCGAGCATCTGGGTGGGTCGTCACGCGGGTTTCGCGTGGGATTACTTGGCCGGCGCGCCCTCTTTCCTGGCGGGCGCGGAGGCCGGCTTGATGGCGCCGACGGCCAGCAGTTCGGCCGCGCGCGCGTCGTCGAGGTCCACGGTCTGGCCGGGCGGCACACGCTCGCCGGCCAGCTTGATGGGGATCAGCACCTGATAGCGGGACATCACGCGGCCCCCTGGATCAGGAAGCCGGCGGCCGGCCCGACCATCTCGACGGACAGTTCGTCGTTGACCGGATACATCCAGCTATCGTTGTCGCGGCTGAACCAGGCCTGCAGGACGTAGGGATGGTTCTCCAGGTGATAGGTGTAGCCGTACGACGGCACCGCCATCTGGCGTTCGCCGGCCGTCGGCACATAGGCCAGCACGGCGTCGGCCCCCCAGACGTCCGTGAACGGATCGTCGTCGGCCGCATCCTCCGGCAGGTACACCGCCCCGCCCACCTTCACCGTCTCGACGTTGAAGTACCGGGCCAGCATCTCGGTCGTCAGGCTGTCCGAGCTGGTGTACTTGAACCGTTCGCGCAGCACGGGGTGTTCCTGCAGCCCGGCGAAGACGCCCGGGCCTATCACCATGGTGTTCGGGTATCGCCCGATGGTGCTGCGGACTGCCTCCTTGGCCGCCAGGACATCCTGGGCCGGATTGGACGTGCCAGTATGATCCGACCATTTGTCGGCACCCGACAGGGCCAGCTTGTGGTTGGCGTCGTACAGGGCGGCGTTGCGCGCCAGGGTGCCCTGGCTGACTTCGCGGTTCAGGGAAATCACGCTCAGCACCGAATTGACCGCGTTGCGGCCCATGTCGATGTTCGGGACCTTCTTGGCCTCCTGCATGGTCTCGATCGGGACCTTGCCGGCCAGCGAGTGCTGGTCGAGTGCGACCGGATGACCCTGGTGCCCGAACTGGACGGCCTTGCGCGTGGCGCCAGGGGCACGGCGGGTTGAATACAGGCGGAAGGCTTCCTTGCCGAACTCGATCCGGCGCATCCCGCGCACGGGCATCGGGACGGGAGGAAACAGCACGGACCCGACGTGCTCCGCGTTGGTGTACCCGCGCGCGTGGTTCGTCAGGATGGGGTCGATGACGCGCGCCTGTTCGGCGGACATGTTCATGGCAGGGCTCCGTTAGCGCAGCAGGACTTCGATGGGGCGGCCGGGACCGACGGCGGGCATCAAGGCGTCGGCAAAGACCACCTCGCCAGCGTTGCCCGGCGCAGTGATGGCGCGCCCCTCGGCATCGACCACCAGGTCATCACCCCGGGCGACGGCGCCGCCGCTGTCGATGATCGCCGTGCCCTTCGCCACGACGGGCATGGGCGCACCGTCGGACACGGTCATGTCGGCGACACCCAGGACCTTCTGCCCCGGTGCGGACGCCTGGGCGCCGTCAAAGCCGACGGCGCGACGGGCGGCGACGGCGCCCACGGCGACGACGGTTTCAGTCAGGAGGGCATGGTTCTGCATGGGGACGCCTCCTAGCGGCCGGACACCGCCTTGACGGCGGTGATGTAATCGACGTTGGCGTTTGCGTGCTGGTAGGCGACGGCCTTCCGGTGCAGGTCCAGGCCGGCGGCATCCACCGACAGGCCGTCCGGGGCCGCGAACGCCACGGTCTCGGCTTCGCCCTCCGGCGCCGTCAGCTCGGCGAACTCGACGATCTTGGGCAGACCAGACAGCAGGTCCTTGAAGGCGGCCCGCTGGCTGGTCTTGACGGTCTTGCCGCCCTCGGCGAACTCCAGGCTGCCGTCGGCGCCGTCCAGGCGGGCCATGAAGGCGATGCAGCGGTCGCGGTCCTTGGGCAGCACTTTGCCCTCGGCCACCAGGGCGTCGATGGCGGTTTCGGCATCGCGCCGCGCTTCCCGTTCGGCGAAAGCCGCTTCCTGTTCGGCGATCTTGCGTTCGCGTTCGTCAAGCGCCGCCGCGTCAGGCTTCGGCGGCTGGGCCTTGGTTTTGTCCGTCACGGAGGTCTCCTCGGAATAGGCGGGGGTGGGGTCGGCATCGCGCGCCGCATCGGCCATGCCCTCGATCTCGCCAGCGATGGTGCCCAGCCGTTCGACGTCCCAGGGCTCCAAAGTCCGGTCCGCCGTCTCGACACCTTCGGCCTCGATCAGGCGGTCCCGCAGACCGCTGGCGATCCGGGCGATGGCGCGGAAGCCCGAGGCCACGCGGTAGGCCAGCGACCGGCCATCCACTTCGCTGAAGGCCACTTCCACCGTGACCAGGTCATCAGCGCCGTCGTTGAACGTGACCGGCTTCAGACCCTTCAGGCTGGGCGGTTGCGCCCCAAGGAAGCCGACGTGACGCAGGTAGTAGGTGCCGGGGACAGGGTTCGCCTTGGCGTTCGGCGGATAGAAGGCAGCGGACAGTTTCTTGAAGGCGCCCTGCCGGACCAACTCCGCGAACTCGGCATTGACCTGGTGCGGGATCGCGGACAGGCGGTCACCTTCGGCGTTCAGGCTTTGCACCCACCCATAGGCGGGGCCGTCGTGCTTCGGGTGCCCGACCACCAGCGGCGCTTCATGCACGGCCGGGTCATAGGCGGCGGCCGTTGCGGCCAGATCGGCTTCGCTGAACGACAGTTCCGCGCCGGCGGCCGTGGTGTGCGTGCCGGCGGCGAAGATTTCGATCGGGTGTGTCGGTGCGTGATGTCGGGGCGCCACGGCGCGGGCTCCATCGCAACGGGAACGATGGAGCGATCCTGCCTGTGTCCGTCAGGCGGAATAAGACGGACAGGTGTCCGTGGGGCGACCTTGGGACGGGGTGATTTCGAGCCTGGACCCGAGGGCCGGCGCGGTCAAGGTCGGTCGCCGGATCCCGTGCGCGCGTATCGTTCACGCTAACGGGGGACTAACGGGGGCAGGATGCGCGGCAAGCCCGGACTTTGGGGCATGAACCAACCCCGTGCCCGATGCCGCTCCTGGACGCCCTGTTGCGGTTTCGAGCGCGGCGGATTATTCTGAAGGCAAGAGGTAGCGGATCGCTTGAACCGGCCCTGGTTTCCCAAGAGCGATCCGTGGACATGATCGAGAGGCGCCCTCGCCATGTCCTGCCTCACTCTCCCCCAGACCGCAGATACAGCAGCACACCGGTTCGCTGGCGTTCAAGGTACGGGGCGGTGCGGCTCTGAAACAGGGTGACGCCCCGCCACCCGGCGGTGGTCCATTCCAGCATGGCATACATCCCGGCACCCTTTTCCATCTGGGACAACTTGGGCAGGCTCAGCGCCGTCAGATACCGTCGGCGCAGCACGGGCGCGCCGGTGTGGTCACTGGCCCAGTCCACCCAGATTTCGTCAGGGTCCTTCAATGCGTCGGCCAAAACGCGCAGGAACCTGTGGCGGCCCTGGCTGTCCACCTTCCACGCCCCGTCCCGCCGCTTGAACAGATCCGCGTCGATGCCGAGCACATGACCGGCGGCATCGCGCCACATTACGCCCTGGTCGGCGCTGGCGCCGAACTCCTTGAGGAACGCGTTCGCATACGCCTCGGGCTCCAGCCCGGCCGGGAGGATCCGCGATGCCGGCACAGCGCGCGGCGCCGGCAGGGGCGGCAGGTCCGACGGTGCCGGCAGGGGCATGGGCGCGTCGGGCAGTGGCTGCTGCAGTTCGCGCGGCACAGCGCCGCGTAACCAGCTTTGTCCGACACTGTTCCCAAAGCCCGTGTCGATGCCCCGCGGCGTCTCCCAGACCTCCTTGGTGCCGTCCGCCAACGTCACGGTGCGGCGCTCCATCACTACCGGCGGAACCTTGTCGTCCGGTGTCGGCGCATAGCCATACCGCTTCAGATCCGCCTCGGTCAGCATCTGGATGGTGCACCGGCACATCCAGCCGTTCGGCGGCTGATGACTGGCCCACCACGGGTGACCGACCGGCAGAATGGTCCCGTGCCATGCCTTGTGCGCCGGGCGCGTGCGGTCATCCAGGACCGCCATGTATCGCGCGTACAGGGTGCGCCCGCGCGTGGTCTCGCGTGCCGCCCGTCGCTCGATCTGTGCCCAGCGTCCGGCGGCGCGGGCGGTCCGCATGTTGGTGTCATAGATTACCCTGGATCGCCAATTGCGCCCGCCGGTATGCTGCCATCCGTGCCGGGCAACAATGGCGTCGAAGTCCTTGCGGAACGCCGCCAGCGTGCGCCCCTCCGCCAGGGCGCGTTGCAGCGCGCCGTGAAAGTCCGCGACCAGCTCATCCCGCATGGCGCCGGCGATGACCAAGCTGCGGGCATGGGCGCCCTCGCGGATGTCCGTCCAAGCGCGTGACGGCAGGCGGACCTTCTGAGCCAGGAAGTCGATGGCCTCCTGGAACGGAAGATCGCTGGCAACGACCTCAGCCATCGTCCTCGTCCATCTCAACGGCACCCCCCAGGTGCGACAGGATCATGGCTTGGCCCATGACCTCGGCCAGTCGCTCGGGCGGCGGCCCGGCCGTCAACGCCAGCAACTCGCGCTGGACCTCGGCGAAGTCGGCGCCGGTGGCGATGGCCCGGTCCAGGATCGCGCGCATCTGGTCGTACAGGCCCTCGATCGCCGGCGCCGCCAGCGTCCCGACCTGATCGACCAGGTCATCGGTTGCGTCGCGGACGCCTTCGTCGAACTCTGGTGAGGCCGCGCCCTGGGCGGTGGCGGCCGGCGTGGCTTCCCACTCTCCGCCGAAGGTGTCGTGCACATAGCGGGCGGTCGGGCGCAGGCCCGTCGTCTGTGCGATGACCTGGTCCCGCTTGGCGCGGTCGGTCAGGTCCTCTTGTTGTTCGACCCGGCGCCACACGCGCGGCGGACGCGCCGTCGGGAAATTCCATGCCGTCAGCCACCGCACCGGAGACCGGTTGAAGCTCTCGCACAGCAGGTCCGCATCCGCCTTGGTCACATCATCAGCCACGTCCTGGTGGACCTCAGCCTGGGCGCGGCTACTGCCGTCCTCTGTGGTCATGGTCTGGGACAGGATGATCTTCGTGATCGCCGCGTCCCAGTACCGCATCCATCGCTCGTGGTCGCCGCCCGAGGTGCGCACGGCTTCCAGCAGCTTGTATTCAAACCCGGCCGGGAACGCGACGGCGCTGGATCCGTGGATGGCCCGCAGCGCCGCCAGCAGGTTGGTGACGGACTGCGGATCGTCGGCCCCCTCCGGATAGGTGCCGACGGCTGTCGGCATCCCGAACTTCTCCAGCGCCGTGGCCCAGAAGACGGCGCCATTGCGCTTCAGGAACACGGGCCAGTAGAGCCAGTGACACAAGCCCAGGCCGTGCGGATCGTCATCGTTGTCGCCGTCGGCCGCCAGCACCCAGAACTTAGCCGGCGGCACCGGCGCGCCGGCATCGCCGGGATGCCGCAGGTACCGCAGATTGCCATCCACATCGAAGCCGAACCGCTCCTGACGACGGACCTTGATGGCGTCCAGGGCCACGCGCTGACCGTCGCGGGCGTACAGGCACTCACCCACCGCATAGCCGTACATCTGGGCGTGCGCCATCTTGGCCGTGACGGCGTCCCAGCGCAGACCGTGCAGGGTCTCCCGCAGCCAGTCGGCGGCCATCTTGTCGGCCGTGCTGGACCCGCCCGGCTCCACATCCCATTCGGCGGACGTCACCGCGCGGATGCGTTGTTGCCAGCAACTCTTGACCTGGTGGTCCCGCAGCAGGCGGCGGTATTCGTCCAGGTCCCCGCCCAGCCCCCGAAGCACCGGGTCATGCGTCCCGATGATCTCGCCCACATAGCCCGCGAACATTTCGCGATCGCGGCTGACTGCGATCTCCCGAAAATCCGGCTTCTTGGGAATGTCGGCCATCAATAGCCCTCCATGCCGTAGCCGCTGGGCACCGCATGAAATCCGCCGCCCACCTGACGGACCGTCGGCCGCTCGCCGGCGCCCAGCGCGATGTCGGCGGCAATGCGGCTGCCGCTGGACCCGAAGTGACCGGCGGCGAGGCCGGCATACTGCACGGCGCCGGACCACAGCATCTCCAGGCAGTCCGGCCCGTCGTCGTGATCGCCCTGGGGCCAGGCGTGCAGTTGGGCCAGCAAGACCGACTGGCTGGCGTGCAGACGGATCAGGCCGGCGTCCATCGGCGGCTGCAGGCTTTCGATGCGTAGATCCTTGTCCGTGTTGGGGATCACCGCTCGGGCCGGCAGGCGCACGCCCTCGCGCGCCGCCTGGGCCATCAGCTGCGTGCGCAGGAACTCCTGGAACTGGACGGACTCCACGAACCACAGCGCGCAGTTATGACGGCGCTGCATCGCGATCACGTCGCGGATGATGACCGTCGGCAAGCGGCGGCGGATCGACGCCTCCACCACGTCCAGGCGCGGCTTGTCCCGCCAGAAGGCGCCGACCAGGATGGCCGACGGATCGCGGGCGCGGTTGTTCTTGCCCAGGCTGGGATCCAGGGCGCCGAAGTAGACGGGCTTGGGGTCCAGGTGAACCCAGAACTGCACGGCCGTGAACGTCGCGTCCTCGGCCATCGGCGCGTTCTGGTATTCACTGCTGAAGGCCGATGACTTGACGCGCGCCCGGATCAGCATCAGGCGCGACAGGGGTTGGACCTCCGGCCACAGCACCTCGGCGCCGGCCTCCATCTCCTCCGCGTTCTCCTGCCGGAACGCTTCGGCCGCGTCCTGACCCTCGTTGCGGAGGAGTTCTTCCCATTCCTCCCACAGGTCCATGCGATCCGGCCACCGGACGATGGCCTGGAAGGTCACGGCGCGCCAGGTCGGATCCTTCAGTTTCCGGGCCAGGACGCTGTCGGTGTGCAAAACCGTGCCCACATAGACGATGTCCATGGACCCATCGGGCGGACCCAACGGTTCGACGGCCTTGTCGATCCAGGCTTCCAGCTTGTCGCGCTGGTCCGGCGACCGCACGTTCTCGTCATTCTCCAGGTCATCCAGAATAACCAGGTCGGGCCGGTGGGCGCCGTGGCGGGCACCGCGAATGCGCTTCTTCGCACCGCCGCACTGGATCTTCGCCCCGGACCGCGTCACCACCACGCCCACCTGCCAGACCGGGCCGGTGCCGACGGCGTCCGGGAAGTCCACCGCCAGACGCGGATTGATTTCCAGTTCGGTTTTGATGCCTTCCAGCATCATCGCGGCCACCTCGATCGCATCCGACAGGATCACGGGGTAACGACGGCGGCGGAACAGCACGCACCACAACGGATACAGCTCGCTCCAGTACGTGGACTTCGCGTTGCCGCGCGGCGCAGCCACCACCAGGCGCTCGCCACCGGGGCCTTCGGCGATCCGCCTGCCTTCGGCGAAGATCCACGCGTGAAAGGCGCTGGGCTGGGCGCGCCCCCGGTGCGGAAAATAGGTCTGGCAGAAATAGCCGTAGTCCTCTTTGGCCCTGGCCTTGCGCTCCCGCACCGCCTCGGCATCGCGGCTGAAGTCCCCCAGCGAGGCCGCCTCGGCGATCTCGTCGCGCAGGGCCTGTGTGAACTCGGCGATCTCCTTCAGGAAATCCTCGGAGCCGAACTTCGCTTTGATCGTCGGCCGGCCCATGATGTCACCCGTACTTCCGGGCAACGTGGACGCTGAAGCGTTCCAGGATATCGATCACCGCCGTCGTCATCTCCGCGCCCAGGCGTTCGTCGCGGACGAACAGCGCCAGGTCCTGGATCAGCTCGTTGGCCACGGCGAACCGCCCCAGCTCTGGCGCCGCGCGGGCAGCCGCGTTCATCGTCTTGCTGAAGGCATCGGCGAGGCGCGACATGGCCTCGGCGCGGGCCAGCGGGGGCACGTCCTTGGCGTCGTTCAGGCTGTCCACGGTGGCCTGATGCAGGGTCAGAAAATCCGCTACCACCAGCTGCGCGATGGTATTGGCGCCGCCATGCGACAGTGAGGCCGCCGCCCGCGCCCGATCCCAGTCATCGCCATCGGCCGCCGCCGCGCTCTTCCACCGGCGGGCCGTACCGATGGGCACGCCGATCTTCTCCGACGCTGCCTCCAGGCTCAGGCGGTCGTGGATGTAGGCCGACCGCAGTGCCGAGCGGGTCTCCGGGGGATGTGCCACGTCATGCCCCCAAGGCCGACCGCGCACCGGTCGCGGTCAGGCGCATCATGGTTTCGTGGCTGACGTCCTTCACGCCGTCCGCGCGGTCGCGGCCCATCGCCACGTCGCGCCCCTTGGCCGTTAGCGCGACCAGGGCGCCGGACCCGTCGCTAACGCGGATCAGACCAGCACCCCGCAGCCAGTCAATGTAGGCATCCAGGTCCGAGCGAGGCACGGACAGCGCGATGGCGTGCAGGCCATCCTGCACCCACGGCACGCTGGGCAGCGGCGCCACCCCGGGCACCACGGCACGTCCCTCCACCACCTCGCGGCCACGCGCCAGCAGAATGGCGGCCGCCACACCGCGCACGGTGTGATAGGCGACCAGCCCCTGTTCCGCCAACCACCCCAGATCGGTCATAACCTGATCGCGGGTCGGCGGCGGCGCGACGTCGCCAGCGGCCTCGTGCAGCAGCGATGCCGTCAGCCCCCCGCCAGGGGCCTGAGCCAGGGCCAGCAGCAGACACAGCCGCCGCCGGTCGGTCTCCGGCGGCTCGATCAGCCGCAGCAGCACAGCCAGGCGCACGTGCGCCGCGTACCTGTCCGCGAAGGCATTGGTCATGACCCGTTCATCTCCCGCTGCACCAGCATGGTCACCTGGTCCTGCAGCCCCGACATCGACCGCATCAACGCCTTCACGTCGCTAGAGGTCGCCCCCAGCGCGGCCGCCAGTTGCGCGATATCCTCCCGCGTGGGCAGGTGCTGCAACTGTGTCTCGATCCGGGCGAACCGGACGGCCCCTTCCGCCAGGGCCGTATCGACGGCGTCGTGGTCTTCGGCATGGCGCATCTTCCAGGTCTCGAACTCGACCCGCGTGACCAGGTCGTGCCGCGCTGACCATTTCAGCCAGGCCCACAACATGCTGGCGAGCCCCGCCAGCAGCAGTCCGATCTTCCATGCGACGTCCAGGTATGCGGCCCATTCCACGGCGGGGTCTCCGGTTCAGCCGGATGCGCGGTTCAGCGCATCGGCATAGGTGTCAACGTCATGGTTCCGCATGGGCCACACGCCGCGCCACCCGCGCGTCAGGATTTGCGTGCCCTCGGGCGCCGGCAGGTGGATGGCCGGCGCCGGGTGCGTCAGGCCGGGGATCGGGGGCCAGTGCGGTGCCAGATCGCCGGCGATGACGTAGCGCCGGACGGGGCAGCCAATGACGTCCGACGCCACGCGATCGATGGACTTGGGGGCGCCGAAGGTGACCACCTCGGCGACCGCGCACTGGCCCAGGCTGAAGGTCCGGCGCCACCACAGGCGCGCGGCCAGCAGTGTGGCCAGCGCCCCACCCATGCTGTGCCCGGCCACTGTGATCGGCCTGACGCTCCATTCCAGCGCATAGGCCACCCGGTCCAGGATGCGATCGAGCTGGCGGACGTATCCTGTGTGGGTACGGCCGGGGCCGGCCCAGGGGCTCGGGATGCCGAGATTGGCCAGCACGTCCCGCCACTGTCCCTCGGATGCCTCGGTGCCCCGGATGACGAGCGCGTCAGCAGGGCCGCCATAGGGTCGATCCACGCCCACGCTGATCAGCGCGGCCTCGCAGCCGCCCCATTCGATCCACTGCCGGACCTCGCACCCCAGGCCCTCGATCACGGCCTCGCGCGCGGCGCGGTCGCGCTCATAGACCGCGCTGCACAGTCCCGCCAGCACGGCGTCATGAGCGACGGTCGCGGGGGTCATCGCGCACCCCCGGCCTTGGTCAGGCAGTCGCGAGCCGCGCCGGCGGTGTCCATCACCGCGTCCCACTCGGTGGCGGTCGGGTCGCGCTGCTCGGCCACCATCGCCGCCAGATCACCGCGCATCAGGGCGAGCGACGTCCGCAGGTGAACGTAGCCGACGGCGACCTGGAGTGCGCGCTCCGTCGCGTATCCCGCCAGCCCGCCGGCGCTCATGTCCGGGGCGTCGATACTGACCTCCAGCGCCTGGGCAGCCAGCGACGACAGCGTACCGCTCAGTGCCGCCAGGCCGGCGATGCTGTCGCTACCGAATGCCGCATAGGCGCGGGCCTCCATCAGCGCGTCATAGGCCGCGTCGGCCGCCTGTCCCAGCCGTGCCGAGGCACCGGGCACGGCCGCCGGCGTCCCCACGTACTCGCAGGCCAGACCGCCCACGACGCCGTAGATCCCGGCCGCGCGATAGACGCGCTGTTGGGTGGTCTCCACCGGCCCGACGTAGCGGTCGGCCGGCGAGGCGCAGGCGGTGGGCCACACGGCCAGACCGGCGACCAGGAGGATCACCCCGACAGGCCAGCCCCAAAGCCGCCACAGCAGTCGATCAAGCATGGATCAGTCCCCCATGATGAGTGCGTGCCCAATGTCGAGCGCGGTATCGAGCGGGATGGCGCCGGCGGTCACGCCGGCGCCGGTGGCGAGGATGGCCGCGATGGCGACGGCCACCGCGCCACGGGTCCAGGTCATACGCATGATGGCCGCTCCTACGAATACGCGCGGTTCAGCCAGCCGCGCCGGTACGTCTCGAACCGGGGGCGCGCCGCGATCAGGGTGCGATAGAACCCGGCCGCCTCGGACCGGAGCGAGAGGATCAGGCATTCAGGCCGGATGGCCGCCACCGCCGCACGGGTTGCGGGGCCGATGATGCCGTCGTCTTCAATGGCGTGGCCGCACGCGCGGCAGGCGCGCTGCAGCACACGGTGCGCCTGTCGGGCGCCCATGTTGACCGCGAGGTCGAAGACCTTGGTGCCAATCGTCAGATGGAAGTCACCGTAGCCGTAGCGATCCCACCAATGGATCCGGTACAGCTTGGCGGCATCGTCACGCGACATCGCGCGGATATCATCGATATCAATGTCGCCGTCGAGATCCAGGTCACCGTCCGGCAGGCCGTCGCCGTCCAGATCCAGCAGCCCGACGTCCCGCAGCCAGCGCAGGGAGACACCGAAGTTCGTGGCGCCACCAGGGTCGTTCGGGTCGTTGACGAAGCCGCCCTCGTGCCGCAGCACGGTGCGCAAGGCGTGATCGAATAACGGGTCGTGCATGGGGAACCCCTCACGGAAACATGGTTCCCGCAGAGTGCCCGCCGATATGATGGTCGTCCTGGTGGACAGGTGTCCAAACGCTGGGTCAGAACCCGAACTGACCCTGGCTCGATACAGAGGAATTGTCCTGTAGCGCGCTCTGGTGGCGCCGGACAGTCCGCTCATGGCACTTGGCCAGTCGGACAATCTCATTCACCGGCCGCCCTTCCTTCAGGAGCGCCCGAATGAACTGGATGCGTTTACGGTAGCTGGAATGCGGTCCCAAGGGAACGACCGTGGGACGGCCGGCGCGGCGTTCCACCAGCCAAGCCAGGAACGGTTCGCCCATCGTCTCGGCGATGGCGGCGCCGCCTTTCACGGTCTGCGGGACGTAGGTGACCGTTCCGCCGAACCGTTCCGCGAACTTGATCGCGGTATCCAGGTCCCAGTCGTCACGGATCTCCCGCAACAGGTCCGGCAGGAAACGGTCGGTATCAGTGCTCATTGCCGCCGGCCCCCACCCGACGCAACCACGCCTTCAGGGCTTCGATCAGCAGGGTCAGATCTTCGTCCGCCAGAATGTCCGGGTCCAGCAACACGTCGGTCCCCGGCTGGAGCTGCCGGCCGGCCCACGCCCGCAGGGCCTTGCGCCGATCCGCCGGAGAAGCCCGCACGACCCCCAGCCGGCACAGCTCTCCCCACTGGGCGTGCACCTTCCGCGCCAGCGGATTGCGGGCCGACTTCCAGCGCTTCCGGCCGCCGCGCAAGCGATCATACTCCGCCAGAACCGCATGCAGCTGCGCGTCCGTCATGTCCTTGGCGGAGCGCCGGCCCGTGACGCGCGCCATCACATCGCGCCGTTCGTCGTCCGACAGCCCCAGTTCCCGCGCGCCTGCGTGAATGGCTTTGAGGCTTCCGGCCCGGTCCGTCATTGCCCATCCCCCGTATCACAGAACCGCAGGCGACTGATCGCCGCGACCAGGTCCTGGTGATCCCCACCCGCCTCGTAGTACAGGCGGACCAGGGGTTCGGGGTCGGGCCGCCCATCCAGGGTCACGGCAGGCGCTGGGCGTGGCGGCGCCAGGGTGACCATCGCCCGACTGAGAGCCACCCGCGCCCGACGCTGCAGTCGTGTGCGCTTCGCGCGGCACAGCGGCTCAGTCGCCAGCACCACCGACAACAAGGCATCCCGCGTATCCATCGCTTGGCGGACCATCACACGCGCTCCCGCCAGTCTTTACAGGCCCTGGTGCCGTCCCAGATCGGATGGAGTTGATCCGGCGTCAGCCCCACTTTGCGGGCTGCTTCCGCACACACTCCGAACCCCAACTCCTGCCTGACGAAATGCCAGCAACCCCGACACGTCTGGCCGGCCGGCCCCTGACCGGGAATGTGGCTGTATTGGATGCGACTGCGCGCCGGTCGGCGCTGACGCCTCGCCATCACTCAGGCCCTCCGATCAGTCCAGCCGGCAGGTCCGGCCGGAAGAACCCCAGCGCGCCCTGGCAGGGCGTGAACGGCAGCGGGCGCGGATTGCGCAAAACCCAGCCCCACGGCCCCGACCACCACCGGCTGTCGGAGCGGGGCACGCAGTCCACGATCTCCACCGATCCGACGATGCCCCCCAGCGGAAGACCAAGGCGCCGGATCGTCTCCGGGTCTTCGACTGTCGTGCGGCCGGTGTGGATCAGGACCCGGCCGCGCCGCTTGGTCGGCCATGTGCGGTTCTCGACGTCCTTGCCGCTATGCAAAATATGATGCGCCCAGGGCTGGCGGATGGAGATGGCCCACATGTCCGGATCGTTGGTCATGGCTCACCCCCATCAGCGCCGTTTTGCCGCGACACATTCCATTCCGTGATGATTTCGATCCACCGCGCACGCTCCGGCGGCGCGGGCGCCCGGTCGTGCGGGCGGTGTCGTAGCCATCCGCGTAGCTCACGCGGACCTCGCGGCAGCGGGGCCATATCCGCGTGACCTCGCCTTCCGACGCGCACCTCGACCGTGTCGTGCAGCTCCACCGCATAGACGTCGTCGTCATCGCCGTAGTGCAGATCGTCGCTCATCGCCCCAGCCCCACGTCATCGTCGGCCAGCATCGCGGCGGTCACACGCACGTGCGCCCAGCGGATGGCCGCCTCCGCCTCCGCGACCGCGACGGCCTGCCGGCCGGCCCGGATCGTCTGGGCCGC